GTCGCCGACTTTCCAAAATCCGGAATTTGGTCGAAATCAATTCGCGACCACTGCGTTGTAAATCTGCCCGCCTTGATAAAAACCTTCTTAAAAAAATCGATTTTTGGCTGACCCTTTGGAGCCAGGAGTCGCACATCTTGAATTCCAGACTGAAGAATTTTGAGGAGTGACGCGACCATCTATCTATGAGCCCGTTAGATAGAATAGAAGACAAACCGCAGGCCATACTCCTTCATGCACTTCTTCAAGAAGACCTCGCACGACTGACACGGTTGGGAGAAGCGACTCTGTGGTGTGCGACCCATGCGAAATACATACATGTCCGCTCCGCGAAGCAAATCAGTATTACCAATCTTTTTGACGACTGCACGCTCAGCATGAATACTCCAATCTGAATATCCACAACCCATATGACGAGCACCGAACTGATTACAAGCCTCTGCAAGAATCTTACCACGCTTTACGATAAAGGCGACATGAATATGCGCCCAGCCTGAGTTTGTAAGAGAGTTGTTCTCAAACTTTGCACCTTCATTTTCAAAGAGAGTCTTTGCAAAGGTATGTGCACATTTTGGCTCCTTGTCAACCCGATTTGGATACTTGTTGAAGCGACGAGGAGTGGCCATTGTGTGATACAAACTATTGGGCCACTATACAAGTTCAAATTTTTCCTATTTAACTATCAAACATCTGGTTGCCGATGCCGTTCTCGAAACGGAGCCAGCGTAGACCAAGAACATAGACCACCACTTCCCATTCTTGATTATAGAGTCCACCAGGTGGGCTCACGGTGAGCGTCAAGCGCACACTCTGTGCTCGCGATGCATTCAGAGTTCCAGTCGGCTGGTGATCCGACGGTTTTCTCGCAATAGGATATCCATAGATATAGGAAGCATACGAAGTAATACCTCCAAGATGATGTCGGCTCAGAAGTTGACGGAAATACTCCTCCTCTGCGCGAATCAGTTCAATTCCATTGACTTGTATGACCGCAGAGACTACAAACGGCTTCGGTGGATTGAATATGGGGTCGTATTCAGCGCTGATGACAGATGTATAATTCGTCCATTCATTATTTTCAATGATGGCCGCCTTACGCCGAACAAACCAGATAATCTCCTCCATAGGATGATTCGCCTCTAGGGGCAATTGTACAGTAATTGTATCACCAACCGATTTATTCACTAGATATTTCATAGGCTCGGAAAAAGTGAATGTCTGGACTCCACGATAGAGCATTTCAAAGGGTGTATAGAGCATACGTTCGCGTATGAGACCGGTTATATACGCTCCATAGGTGACTAATTTGAAATCTTCAAAGGCGGGTGCATCGGCTGCGGCCGTGATTTGAATGGTGGGTCGGAAGGGGAATCCATTATCAATAAAACTGAAGGTCTGACCAAGTGGTGTGCTTGTACAGGAAGAGCGGAGGCCGTTGGCAACTCGTACACAATCTACAAACGGCCGTAGAGTGATATGGATTCGAACTGTTCCTTCACGGCACGCAATGAGTGGAAAGGCCTCCTTGAGTTTCGCACGGCTGAAGAAGAAATTCAAAGGTATCATGAGTTTCCCTCCTTCAGTAGGAAAGACACGATTCGGATTCCATGATTTCAAGCGAGCGAGATTTGAGAATCCAGTGCCGTCTACATTGATTCCAACCTGTGCATTCGTATCGGCCATTACACGGCCGGCTGTAAAGGTAAAATCACCGTTAATAGTTTCAATGATCTGGTCTTCAATTTCAAGTTCCGCCTTCTCAACTAAAACAGTACCAATGGAGTTCGCATAGAACCAGGCGCCACTCGGATCCACATATTGGTAGCGTCCAGACAGGATACGGAGAACTGTAGTGGGGTCAAACCAGTGGCCGAGTTTCACTTGTAGAAAGACGCCAAAGAGGAGGTCGCCACACGCAATGGAGCCCACATCAAAGGAGAAGCGTTGACCAAAGGCGGCGGGACCACGGAAGGCAAAGGTCTGGACAGCAGGAACAAAGGGGCGATTGCGTCGCTCCTGGTCACGTGCAAACCATGTTGTCTCAGAGTTGAGCGGCGTAAAATAATCGTCTTGACTATCACGGGTAGCCAAATCGATTAGGGTTGTTATATCGCCGCGAGGCCTAGACGCCATTCTATTAAGAGACTCGTTTGAAGTGTTTATACTATGTAAATTAACTATTAATACCATATTTAACAGAATTACCAGCACCACCTGAACCTCCAGGAGATGCATTTCCACCATCCACCGTGGTAGTTGGTATATTTCCAGTACTTGAAGGTTGTATCACTACAACAATACCTCCACCTGAAGCTCCTCCACCCTGATCTCCTCCATTACTCGCTCCATCTACTCCATTTGCTCTTAGTCTACCAGTAGTTCCTAGATTTCCTTCGCAAATAACAATAAGAACTCCGCCAGTTCCTGTATTTCCAGAAGAACTAGAGCCATCTCCACCAGGATTACCTGTTCCACCAACAGTACCACCATCTTCACCTGCGGGCGCTCCATCACCTCCTTTTGCTCCAAAGCCAGAACCAGCCGTTGCACCTTCTAGTTCTCTAGATGAACCACCTCCAGCACCACCTGAAAAAGCACTTCCGTTACCTCCTCCACCACTATAAATATCTGCTCCACCAACTTGATTTCCACTACCGCCTCCACCTGTAGATATAGTGCTACCATCTCCACCAATAGTACCAGCAGAACCTGAATTTCCGCTTCCATTAGTGACCCCAGCCCCTCCAGAACCACCTAGATATTGAATTTGTGGACTTATTTGACTACTAGAAGAACCATTATAATAATATACATTACTTGCAACCGGTACAGGATCAAATCCAATATCGGCGCCTTGAGCACTTGAATTGCCTCCACATGCAGTCATCGAAATAAGAGAACTGTTATTTGCAAAAGTTAAATTACCAGTAACATAGACTACCATAAAGAGTCTTCGTTTAGCATCGGGATCAGGTTGTGTAGGATTAATAGGTTTTGTATAACTTGGATTTACAGTTGGAACAAGAGTTACGTTTGCTCCAATTGTTAAATTTCCCTTTACTACAATAAATGTACTTTTATCATTTGTGTTACTGAACAGAGTGGCTACAGTTGCTTGATCTAATAATGTCGTTGGAAGTACATTAAATTCATAGTTTCCAAATGGAATATCATTTAATGTAAGTGCTCCTCCTGTCTTTATTGTATGACCCCTATAATCAATTCCTGGATTTTCTACTGTGGTTAGCGTACATGTTCTAAGCAACTTGGCAAAATCGTAGATGTTAGCAGCACCTGCATCACCTCCTAGAAAGGTTATAGGCGGAATACAGATATAGAGTGGAGAATCAAATGGGTCTACGTTTCCGTCATCAAGAAAGGCACGCGCTCTTCCACTATTTATGCTACCATTCACAAAATTATTGTTTTGACCAGGTGTAGGAACCCAGCGAAACGTAAACGACATCTCTACCTAGTAGGAAAGATTCGTTTTTTACTGGCAAACCGTACATATCCCCAATAAATAAGCATAAGTGGAACTACAAACAGTGCCAGATATAAAAGTGCAATCAGAATTTTTAATAAGACTTTAGCCCAAGGTGAAATCCAAGACATTTCATGTTTATGGTCCATAATGGACTCTTGGGAAGGTCTACAGACAGGGTCCACTGAGAAACACGGTTCATAATAGGTATTTTCTAAAAAGATAATTTCACCCTTATGTTCATAAAAAAAGGCATTCTGAACACTGGGGCCTGTGGTTCCATTTAGATAGAGTTCCTTAGTGAGAAACTCCTCCTCCCTTACCGTTGAATTTGTCATTCGGGTAATCAGTTCTAGAATGAGTGGATGGTTAGGTTTAGCCAAGACAATTGCATTATTTGTTTGCCCTATCATATTTCCTGGAAAGGCTGAGAGACTCACTATGAGTTCGGCAGTATCAATCTTCGGAGTTGTATCAATTGCTTTCAGAGATTTCATATCTGTGTCGACAGTTATACCTCCGTACGCATAGAGAATTACAAGTCGACCAAAATCCACCTTCTGAACAAGATACGGTAGCGAGTCAAACTTTGCAAGCACGGCTGGAAAGAGTTTTCTACATTCATCGCGAAGACTCGCTTCATCCCACACCATATGGGTATATCCTGGATTTAAGGCCTTCAAACTCTCAACATTTCCTTTAAACTTTGGCGGCAGCGAATCCCAA